TCCCTTCCACCACCGAGGATCCCGCGAACCCCGTGTGGCCCGAGAAGCCACCTCTACCCAAGGGAGAAACTTTCACAAAAAACGTCGCGGGTGAGATTGTACAAAATATAACTTTAATTGAAGCTCTGCAACACGAAGTCACCGAATTAGAACAAGAAAATAGACAACTTCGTACGAAAGTTACAAATTTAGAAAGGAAATCGACCGATCTCGAACTCGGTCTCATCGAATTGAGAAGACGTGTCGGCGCTTAAAAATAAACTCTCACTATAATATAAAATGTCTGGTGGTATCGCCCAACTCGTCGCTGTCGGTGCTCAGGATGTGCACCTCGTCGGCCAGCCCGAAGTCAGCTTTTTCCGTTCTACCTACAAGCGTCACACGAACTTCTCCCAAACTATCGAGCGTCAGGTCATTCAGGGCAACGTCTCGAACAGTGGTATGTCCACCATTCGCTTTGAGCGCAAGGGTGATATGCTCAACTACGTGTACCTCATGCCCATCAAATCTGATGGCAGCCAATCGAACATTGTCCCCGACTGGACCACTGCCATCTCCAAGGTGGAGCTCCTCGTCGGTGGTCAGGTGATTGATGACCATGATTCCTTCTACTCGACTATGATCGCTCCCACCCTATCGGCCACTTCCTCTTCCAAGTCGGTCGCTGGTGACCTCTACGGTGGTTCCACTAACGAGCGTTTCTACCCCCTCCGCTTCGCTTTCTGTGAGAACTGGCAGACGGCTCTCCCCCTCATATCTCTCCAATACCACGATGTCGAGCTCCGCATCACTTGGGGAACTGGTGCTACTGAGTACAAGTGGGAGGTCTACGCCAACTACGCGTACCTCGACACCCAGGAGCGTGAGGTCTTCGCTTCTCAGCCTCAGAATATGCTCATCACCCAAGTTCAGAAAGCGATCGCTTCCAGTTCTAAGATCCAGGAACTCAACTTCAACCACCCTATCAAGTATCTCGCGGCGGCGAACACGAGTGCCGTGAACATCGTAACGGATACCAACAAGCTCAAGCTCCAGATCAACGGTACTGATGTCGCTGACTACAAATTCGGTAACCCCAACTTCACCTCGGTTCCACTTTATTACCACACTTCCCATGGTAACTCGACCCCTGGTGCTAAGCTCTTCACTTATCCCTTCTGCCTCGACACTGGTAAGCTCCAGCCCACGGGTAATCTCAACTTCTCCCGCCTTGATTCGGCTCGTATCATCAGCGACACAGCTGTGAACACCGATGACATTTACGCCGTCAACTACAACGTTCTCCGTATTGAGAATGGTATGGGCGGTCTTTTATATTCTAACTAAATAATAACTATGTTTTGGAAGATTGTTTTCCTCCTTGCCATCGTTTTTGTATTGACGTACGATCCTAAGTCCAGGACACTCGAAAAGTTTGTCGGTCAGCCCACACCACCGACAGATAAGTCCTGTGAAAACACGCATTACGAAGCCGTCCAATTTGCTCAGTCGCCTTATGAGTGTCCTATTCCAGGAAAAGCTATGATGGGTGCAATTGCTTAAAAAGAAAACACGCCATAGAAATATATGATCCCCGTCAACCGTGACACTCTTATGATGATCGCCACTATTATATGTGCCGCTGGTATCATCTTTCTCTTCAAAGAACTCAACAAGACTAAAGATGAGTTGAACTCATTCAAGGACTTTTCGGTACAGGTCGTCAAACAGTTGAAACCACCGACACCTGCACCCGAACCGGTAGAAAAGGAAGAGACTAAAGAGGAAAAATCGGATGAATAAACATATCGCCTTATTATAACTTGCGAATGCGCAATGAAAAAGTACAAAGCGATAGCTGTACCGGTTAGCTTCGCCGATGGGAAACCACGATTTCTCACGGTGAGAGACTACCGGTTTAAAGATTGGATATTTGTCACAGGTGGTTGCAGGAGACGAGAAATTTTCAATCCCCTCCGTTGTGCTCTCAGGGAACTCGAGGAAGAGACTCGAGGTGTGGTTTCCCTAAAAAATGGCGAATACACAGAATTCAAGTTCACAGTTAGAGAGAGTTCCACAGTAGAACTCGAATACAATGTCTTTATATTTTTTGTAAATTTTTCGAGATCAGAACAACAAAATCAAATAAAGAAATTTTACGACGAAAAACATAAAACAAATTTGAAAAAAATTATGAAACAACCCATCAGAAAAACATATGATGAAAATGATTTTATGAGTTATGATACACTTGATGAATTTAACTCAAGAAAGCGTTGGAAACTCATAATCGATAATGTCATTAAGAATCCAAAATTTTACGCGTGTATAAGTTCTTTGAATAGAAAAACCTTTTCTATAAAATAATGAAGTCCAAAGCTTACATTTTAAGACAAGTCGCAGAACTCCTCGAAAAAAATAGAGGATATTGTGAAGAAGAGGTCACTGAATGGATAAAGGAGAATGAATCGAAAACGGTTTATGAACTTTTAACTATAAAAAAGGAACTTTCTCAAAGTAAAGAATTTCGGGATGTTTCGTGTATGAGGTGGTTTAGAGAATAAACTTGATATGTAAATATGTTTAAGAGTTGGTGTGCAACTCGTAACTTCAATCATGCAACCAATCTATCACATGTGCTCATGGACGGTGGTGTCCTTTCCGTGCCATTTGATAAATTGAATGACTTTCACGAAAAGTATATCGAAATTGTCAAAGGTGGTGAGAGACTATATGTTGTTGAACAGAAGAGTGAAAAGTATAACTTTTTTGTTGACATCGATTACAAAGACAAAGAATCTTTAAATCTCGATGAAATTAAAGAAATTTGTAAGGTCATATGTGATAAGGTGAAACGTCATGGTGGTAAAGACTGTCTTATCTCTGTGGCTCCTCCCAAGCTGTGTGGAGAACTTACAAAGACGGGTGTGCATCTTAACTGGCCGGGATTTGTGGTGGATCAGGAGTCTGCTATTGCACTTCGAGAACACATTTTGGTCGCACTTTCGAAAGCCATGGGAAGAACCACAGATTGGAATGAAATTATAGACGCCGCTGTATATGGAAATGCTAATCGGAAGACGAAGGGAAGTGGTTTTCGGATGCCATGGTCTTACAAGAAGGCGAAACATGATGCATGTGATGGTCAGGGTTGCTCGGGGTGTGAGAGAGGTAAGATTGACCAGCTTCCATATCTACCCATTTTTGTGTATCATCATGGACCCTTGAGTTCTATCATGCGCGTTGGTCAAGAACCATCATTAGATATTTTGAAAATGGCTGTGGTACGAACGAACGAACCCCAAACTACACACGTTGTACCACCTTCTACGGTTTTAAAAGAGGGTTCTTTTACCGCTACACAGACGAAAGATGAAGTTCGTGATGAAGAACTCAAGGATATGATTGAAGAATTCATACGTAAACACATGGAAGGACAAAGTCAAGCACTTGTTCCAAAATTATTCAAAAAAAAGGATACATATCTCGTTTCGACAACTTCAAAATATTGTGAAAATCTCAAACGAGAACATAGTTCTAATCATGTTTGGTTCATCATCAGTGGCAAAACAATCATTCAAAAATGTTTCTGTCTTTGTGAAACATTGAGAGGTAGGCGTGATGGTTTCTGTAAAGACTTTTGTGGACGAAGACATCAACTTCCAAATTCTATCGTAGAACGTTTATATCCCCAAAAAGATGACATCAAAAAGTGTCCAGAAATAAAAAAAAGAGTAGAGAAACCTCAAATAAATTATGGAGATGCTAAACTACCACTCGAAACATTTATAAAAAAGAATATGCGTGGACCCGCTGATTTACACGTTATAAGTATCAGTAAAGAGAAGAGCAATTTCGTTGCGTTGACTAATTCTAATTATTGCGAGACAATCAAAGGAATGCATGAAGAAGCGGTCATGTCTTATGTTATCAAGGGTAAGGAAATCAAACAGAGATGTCCTCGTTGTAAAAATAATACATCTAGAGCTCATTGTTTGAATTTAGACATTGTAAAGGTACTTAAACAGTAATGACTTAAAGTATCTAAAATGATCACCCGATCTGGACGTAAGATAAAGAAACCTGAATTTTTTCAGCCCACTGAAAAGGATCTCGTAGATGACTACTCCCCAGAGGAGCATGACACTGATTTCGATTCCGAGCTGGATACAGATGATGAATGCTATTCTGATGAGAGTGAAGACGACTATGATAGTGATGCTGATGAGAATGGCAACTTGAAGGATTTTATCGTCGATGACGCGAGTGAAAGTGAGGAAGAAGATGCTTAAAAAAAACGAAAACTATTATAGAAAATGGAAACTGATATAGGAAATCCCATTGAGTATAACCCGAATATGGATCCTTTAAATAATGAGAAGGATGAAGAGCCTGTACAGGAGGAACCACAATATTTTATGGATTATCCTATGCAGCCACCAATGCAACCACCACCTACAAATGATAAGTTTGATTTATTCGAAAAGGTTGACAAATCTACTTGGATTATCGGATTTGCTGTATTTCTCCTAGGCTTTTTTATGGGGAAAACCATGCAACCAGTGATTCTCCGGTACGCTTGAGTAAGGAACAAATGTTCCTATGTCACCATAAACAGGTTTAATTTTACCGGTAATATCCCTATCCATGATCTGTGTAGGATACATAGGAATTATAAACGCATCCCTTGTATCTTCTATAAATCCAGCTGTAGTACTAGCTTCAGGTTTTTTTTCAACTTTTTTGTTTTGTAATTCAAACGATGGATTAAAAAACAAAATAAAGAATGCACTAACCAAAATTATCGTGACAATAATCTTGATCATTTTGTTTATTGTATATTAATATTATTTACGCGGATGAGACTTCAGGTTCACCTTCTTCCTCCTTAATCTCATCCATCTTCCCCTCCGTCGAAGCCTCAGCCTCGCGCTTCTTCTGACGCTCCTCAATCTCAGTGGCTACAATAGCGTCAGCCTCCTTGACGAGCTCCTCCATGGGAGTGTCAGGCTTTTCCTTCTTGAGACGCTCGAGAACCTCAGCTGGATGAGGAATCGGTGGTTCGTCAGGCTTGGTGTAAAACTTCGAGTTATCATCCCCAGGAGCGAACTGATTTGTACCCGCGGACATTGCCGCCTTGCGCTCCTGGAACATACGAGCAGCCTGAGCCTGGTTCTCCTTATACCCAGTCATGATCTCCTCAAGCTTCTCGTTGGTGTAGTGTACATCCTCAATCTTCGTGGGATCCGGAGGAATCAACAGCCACTTGTAGAGGTCGACAACATAGATGTCAAAAGTGGGATCTTCCTTCTGGAGACGCTTGGCATGATTAGCCGCCTCATCACGGGTCGCGAAAGCTCCTCGAATCTTAATACCAAACTTATCATTCTTCTGAGGCGCCTCAGGACCAATAATCGAGAGGCAAGCAAAAACCTGCCCAGGGACGGTAGTGTAGTCAGTTTCAAGAGACATTATATCTACATAAATACACAAAACTTTAAGTTATTACATACACCTAAGTGTTTTAAAGGAAAATGGATAATAAGAACTATGGAAGAGATTCGAAAGAATCACAATGAGGCGAAGAGAATGTTGATCCAAAGTGTAGCACATAAAGGACAACACATTCTCGACGTGGGTTGTGGATTCGGTGGTGATCTTCAAAAATGGCACAAGTGTGGGGTAAATATTAACATGTGTGACCCGGAGCCATCAGCTCTAGAGGAGGCTCGTTCGCGTGCAAAGAATATGCACATGAGAGTAAATTTTTATGAAGGTGACATCCATGATTGTCCACACAGAAAATTTGATATTATTTGTTTCAATTTTTCACTTCATTATATTTTTGCATCAAAAACTTTGTTCATGAATTCTCTCAAAGAAATAAAAAAGCGTATGAAACCTGGTGGACATTTAATCGGTATCATACCTGATTCAGAAAAAATCATTTTCAAAACACCTTTCATCGATGAGATGGGGAATTTTTTCAAGATGAAAGAGTATGGAAATGGTGGGTTTGGTGAAAAATTATTTGTGCAGTTGACTGATACACCATATTACGCGGATGGACCAAAGTCAGAGCCTGTTGCGTATAAAGATCAACTCGTGACACACTTAGAAGATATGGGGTTTGTGTTACAACTTTGGGAGGGTTTGAAGGGAAACCCGATCTCAGAATTGTATAGTAAATTTATCTTTGTCTATAACAGATGATAGCATTCATTATACTCTTCATCGTAAATATATGGATACTTCGACAGACTCGAGAGCCAGAAAAATTGATTGAAGTCAAGGAAAAATATCGTATCCTCAGGGAACATTTAAAGGAGACGAATAATGAGAAATTTCACATGCTCACGGAATGTATCCCAATTACGGGAATTATGCGCATGAATGGTGCTGTTGGTTACAACACCAATAAAGGGGGTGAAATCGCTATATGTCTCGATGGTGAGACGAATGAAATTTTCCATGTACTCATTCACGAATTAGCACACTGTACTGTCGAAGAATATGATCATTCCGAAAAATTTTGGAAAAACTTCCTAGAACTTCGGGATATTTGTATAGAATTAGATATTTATGAAAAAATTCCCAACAAGACAGAATTTTGTGGTGAACATGTTCAGGATAAATAATCTATGTAAATATCAAATGAAAACACCGGTGAGTGTTCTACTCATGGCAGTTGCGTACTGGATGGTCATTTATGGCATGTCGATGGTGCCGAATCTTTCCAACAACTACATCGTAAATATCATCTGGATGACTTTAGTCATTCCAAACATGCTTCGTCTCATCGTCGGAAACATTCCCCGTCTTGCAGTAGACCGCGTCTTTTTCTTGACGACTACGATTATCGCCTTTATTCTCACCTACTTGCTGAACATGGCATTCGATGATACCAAAGAGGCTGTAAAAGACCCCGCTGCTTCCAATAGCAAGAAACTTAAGTTGAGTGCCTTGCTCGTGGGGACATTCACAGCGGGTGCCCTAATTACGTATTATTTGGGTATAGATACATCTATCTATAGCAATATGGGTTGGGAAACGCCAGCCAATCAGGGCTTGACGATGTAATCCTTGGCGATGTAGAAGACAATCGCCGCGACGGCACCGGTAGCTCCGAGACCAACAACACTCCTACCCCCCTGTTCGTTAAGGAACTTGGGGATAGAGGTCGCAAGACGGTCTTGGACGGGCTTGCTCACGGCAATGGCGGTGCAAGCCGCGACGAAAAGAGCGGTGAGCTGCTCGTCGGTGAGGTTAAGGGGGTTCTTGTTCTCAGGCTGCTGAGGAGCCTGGGGAGAGGGATAAGCACCCTGGGGCTGAGGAGCAGTCATCTGGGGCATCATACCCTGCATCTTAGGCTCGTCGGTCATCATAGGGGGTTCCATCATAATATCATTAATGGGAGTAGAATCCATCGTCGTCTCTTTACTTTGACTCACATTTTTTTCAGGTGTAAAAGACGTGGATGGATTTTGATTAATAGGAACCATTCCCTCGCCATCATCAGATAAATTCATGGTATTCACTTGTTCTGAAGCCATTTAGTATAATCATATGTTTTTGAATTCAATACTCAACGCGTCTTTGTGATCTTGAGATTTGTTTTCTTCGTCGCCTTTTTAGCATCTTCCTCTTTCTGCTGAAGATGCTTGGGATTATACATCTTTTTATGTAACCTCCATAGATCTGGACCACCGACCCTGAAGTTTTTCCTGATTGTCGCCTTGTACCAAAATACACAATCTTGAATCTTGTTAGACTTGACTGTGTTGTCTAACACGAGACACTCATAATTTTCTGTACACGCATCCATTACTTTACAAAACATATCGAATGAAGGAAAAATTCCAAAAAATGATTTGTACAACTTTTCACGGTTTTGAATAATGTTTTCCCTGAGAATGAACACATAATCTACATTAGCGCGCAGTGCCGGTGGTAAGTCCATCACGTACTGCATCGTCAACATGAAAAAGATTTTCCAGTGACGACCATTCATGAAACACTGCCTGATGCATGTATCTTTGAGGAACTTTGAATCGTACATACAATCGTCAAGTAACATGAAAGCTCCACAATTTTTTTTTCCATTACCCACTAGTTTTCTTTGTCTAGCCATCACTCTCTCTATAGCATCTCTATCATAGTCTCCATAAATAAAGAGATCTGGAATGAAATCAGAGTAAAAATGGTTACCCTCCTCAGTTCCTGAAAGCACAATTCCCGCTGGAAGGTGTTTCTTGTGGAACATGATATCCTTCACGAGAGTTGATTTACCCGTATTACGCTTACCAATAAAAACACATACCCTGTCGTCTGAAATCGTCTCGGGTTTGAATTTCCTCAACTGAAGATTCATTCTAATGTAATGTTTCGTTTTATTTACAAAAATTTTACTCAGTAAAAAACCTAAGTCTCATGATAAGTAAGTGAATAATCAACGATGAATATGCAAACAGGATTTGGTGACGATGGCTCTGCTATGGCTGAGCAATATACACAGACTATGATTGGAATTTTGATGCCCGTGATGGAGCGGAGTATGATCTTGGCTGCCGAATATTCCAAAGCTTGTGGGAGAGATACGGTTCTTCCGGAAGACATGGAGTATGCGATGAAGTATTCTGCGATGTACACAGTGGGTCAAGACATTGGAAGTTTGTTTCCTGAAATCTATGACGAAGAACAGGAAGATGATGACGAAGAAATTGAAGAAGTTTCACCAGAAGATTGTCCTCCATTTGAAAGATACACAGGAAATGATGAACGTTTCACTCTCATGAACCAGGCATATGACAGGTGGGAAAATTGGGTGCCACAAAATCCGACAGAACAGATGTTAAAAAATGCTATTAATAGTAATGAGCACCTCTGAGCCGGAGGGATGGTCCTTCTCAAACACAAAATTTAAAGTGTATGATTCTGGTACGAGCTCTAGTGAAGATTCATCTGATGATGAACAGATATTTTCTAAAATAAAAACTATAAAAAAGAAAAAGTTTAAAAAAGTTGTTCAGAAAGAGGAGTTGTTACCGGAATAATTTTCTCAGGATATTATAAAATGTCCGCCGTTTCTTCCGCCATCAAGACTGTCGATCTCGTCACCCAGGAGCTCCAGACCCAGACTCTCAACTCCATCGTTGCGGGTTTCTCTTTCGCCGCCGCCATGTCGTGGATGGATTTCATCCGTTGGACCATCACCCAGCTCGTGAAGGTTCCCAAGAACGGTGGTTCCCAGTACGCGCTCACCGCCCTCCTCACCAGCCTCCTCTCCGTCATTGTTTACATGGTCATCGCTCGCTTCAACGGCTCCGTCAAGAAGCCCGCCCAGCCCGTCTACGCGATCACTCGCTAAGTGTTCTTGGGTATCTAGTTGGTTTTCCTTTCATAAAAAATAATAAAAGTAATCCAACTACAACAATTAAAGCGATATAAATGTATTCTTCCTTGAATCTATAAACATTCTTCACCTCAGGAATGCTTATAAATTCCTCTTCCTCTTCCTCTTCCTCATCTTCGTCTTTTTTAATCGGAACTTTTGGAAGACCTTCTAGTTTATCCGTCGAACACACGATTTCAAATTTCAAAACATGATTATTATTGGAAAAATTATAAGATGTGAGAACTCCATTATTCATATATAAAAACTCAATTCCAAGTTCCGATATAATTTTTTGTGGACCGGAATGAAAACGATATACAAAAGGGTCATCGGCACCATTGTATGTTAATGCAGTTGTACCATTTAATAGTATATGCCCCGTATAATGCGGAGTTCCTTTTTGAGAACTTTCATTTGATGTTCCCATATAGACAGATTGATTAAATTCATCCGAACCAGATGATAACCTTAAAACTAAAGAATTTGGTGACGTCTGAGGTGTTGGTATACGCCCGGAGATGAGTCTTATTTCTTCGATATCATAAATTGGATTTTCCAGTGTGATGACATAATTGTTTGCGTGTGGATACAATGTGGTATCACGTTGACTACTATCAATCGTAAGGTTATGAACCTTCATTAAAATATAGGCACAATATTTTAATGAATGTTTTTATTTACATTTTTACGTATTTAACCAGAAAGACTATGAGCGAGTGGGTTGTTCTGGAGCTGACGCTTGGCGATGTCTAGATTAGACGTGTTGGGGTTTGTATGACCCTTGTAAGCGTTGAACTTATGAAACGCCTTTTGTTGATATTGTTGAGTCCATCCACCGTTAGCGGCATTTATACGTCCATCAATACGGGTTGTATCCGAACGTACAGCCGTGAGGCGTCCACCCTGTTTAAGAGCACTCTCCCGAACATTCATGCGACCAGCGTTACCCATGCGGTTGGGCTTACCACGACGATCTTCGGGACGGAAACCATACTTCATGAGTTCGTCATTAGTCTTAGCCGCAACCTTAGAGGCAGCACTATTCTCGTATGCGCCACGGAAATTAGAAATACCTGGAGCAGGCTGGTTGTAATAGTTGTACTGCACATCATTTCTATCACTCTTGAAGCGGGTGGGATCCTGCGACATGGTCTGAGCAGAAACGTAACGCTTAGCGCCATTGAAACCTAATCCGTCACTCCGGAGTCCAGTTTCAGATCGGTTGGTTGTGCGTTTGGTTCTCTCGTGCTCGTTTCTGGGAACAACACCGGTCATACCCTGAGCGCGACCCTGCACAGTGGGACGCCGAGAAGGAAGAAAAGAGGTTGTTTCGGGTTTATTATGAGTGAGTTCACCAACGACAGCCGAGCGTCCACCAGTAATGTCCATAGCTGGACCAGAACGTCCGGGTAGGGTGGTAAGCCTGTATTCACCAACATTCACAGGATTGACCCTAAACATCTGTTG